TTAAAAATTTTTAAATATATATAAAACCTCGAAAAAATTTGGCCATTTGGCCACAAGTAGGAATTTTGGGGTTTTCGGGGCTGAATTCGGAAATTTTCCTAAATTGGACAGCCTCGCAGGATTTACAATCCCTTTTATGAGAGAGAAGATAAAAAGGCCGATTTGCGAAAGCAACGGTTTCTCTTTTTGTTTTCCTTTTGTACAAATAGCAGGGAGCTATATTTAAAATCAGAAAGGAGTAAGCGGAATGGCACTTGAAAGTGATTTCCAATCAGGACTAATCTCGGATATTAAGAAGATGTATCCAGATTGTATGGTCCTTAAGAACGATCCGAATTATATTCAGGGAGTTCCAGACTTGTCGATATTCTTTCCGGATGGTCGATGGGCAATGATCGAATGTAAGAAAAGTAAGAACGCAAAGAGACAACCCAATCAACCATATTACGTAAAGATGTTAGACGAGATGGGATTTGCGAGATTCGCTCACCCAGAAAACAAGGAGGAAGTTTTACATGATCTTCAACAATCATTCAAACCTAGTCGGTCAGCACGCATTTCTAGGAGCAAGTAAATACCATTGGTTGAATTACACTGATGAGAAACTGGCCGACACTTATATTAGACAACAAGCAACTCAGCGAGGAACTATATTACATGACTTCGCTGCTCAATGTATTACACTAGGACAGAAATTACCTCGCTCTACTAAGACTTTGAATATGTATGTGAATGATGCTATTGGTTTTAAATTGACACCAGAGCAAGTTCTATATTATTCACCAAACTGTTTCGGTACAGCAGATACTATTTCTTTCAAAGACAAGTTTCTAAGGATTCACGATTTGAAGACTGGTGTTATTCCAGCCCATGTCGAACAATTAGAAATCTACGCAGCTTTATTCTGTTTAGAATATAAAGTTAAACCACAAGACATTGGAATGGAGTTACGACTCTACCAAAACAACGAAGTGATTACTCATAATCCTGACCCTGAAAAGATTCACGATATTATGCAAAAGATTGTTCACTTCGACAACATTATTGAAAATATAAAAGAAGAGGAGGTTTAGTAGATGATTAATATTGACTTTATGGATGAATATTTCGAAGACTCGTATGATTCGGATGACGATTTATTACACTATGGTATGCCGAAGCGTTCGGGCAGATATCCTTATGGTTCTGGTAAAGATCCACATCAACACACTAAGGATTTCCTAGGTCGTGTAGAAGAGCTCCATAAACAAGGACATAGCGAAACTGAAATTGCTGCAGCCCTTGGTATATCTACTGGACAACTTCGTAAACAAAAATCAGCAGCCAAAGCTGAACAAAGAGCTATATTAGCTAAGACTGCTCAAAGTCTACGAGACAAAGGATATTCTCTACCTGAGATTACAGCTAAGATGGGTTATAAAAATGATTCATCCATTCGTAACTTATTAGATTCGGATATTCAAGAACGAGCTAGCAAAGCTAGAAACACTGCTAATTTCTTGAAAGAGAGAGTTAGTGAGTCTGGTATGATTGATGTTAGTAAGGGTGTAGAGAGATATTTAGGAGTGTCTAAAGAGAAACTTCAACAATCTCTTGAACTTTTAAAGCAAGAGGGCTACGAAGTATATAATCGTAAACTCGAACAAGTTACCAACAAAGGTAAATTTACTACCATGACAGTCCTATGTCCTCCTGGAACAGAATATAAAGAAGTATATAAGACTGAGAAGATTAATGGTATTGAGAAATTCACATCTCACGATGGTGGACAAACATTCGATACTATGCAATATCCTGCGAGTATGGATTCTAAGCGACTAGCAATTAGATATGCTGAAGATGGAGGTATTCATAAAGATGGTGTCGTGGAAATTCGTCGTAATGTTCCTGACTTATCTTTAGGTAACTCACACTATGCTCAGGTTCGTATATTAGTAGATGGTAATAAATATATTAAGGGAATGGCTATGTATTCTGATGACTTACCACCAGGAGTCGATGTTATGTTTAACACGAACAAGAGTAAGAAAGTATCTAAATTAGATGTTCTTAAGAATACCGAAAATAACCCATTCGACCCAAATAACCCATTCGGTTCACTTATTAAGGCTAATGGTCAGTCATATTATACTGACAAAGATGGTAAACGAAAGTTATCTTTAATTAATAAACGTTCCGAAGAAGGAGATTGGGATGCTTGGTCTAAGAATTTACCATCTCAATTTCTAGCGAAACAGAATAAAGAGTTAATTGATAAGCAACTTAAGCTTACTGAGAGAGACCGATATGCTGAGTTCGACGAAATTATGTCTTTAACTAACCCAACTGTTAAGCGACATTTATTAGATAAGTTCGCATCTGGTTGTGACACTGCTGCTTCACATTTAAAAGTAGCCCCACTACCACGACAAAGATATCAAGTTATATTACCAATCACTAGTTTAAAGGACAATGAAATATATGCACCTAACTTTAAAAATGGAGAGAAGGTTGCTTTAGTTCGTTTCCCACATGGTGGTATATTTGAAATCCCAGTACTGACAGTAAATAACAAACACCCTAAAGCTAAAAGTATATTAGGGAATGCTTTAGATGCTGTTGGTATTAACAGTAAGATTGCTGAACAATTATCTGGTGCCGACTTTGATGGTGACACTGCACTAGTTATTCCTACTAACCATAAGGTTAAGATATCTAGTGATAAACCATTGCGAGGATTAGTAGGCTTTGACCCTAAAGATAAATATCCATATCGTGAAGGTATGAAGTTAATGACTAAGAATGCAACCCAAAACCAAATGGGTATGGTATCTAATCTTATTACAGATATGACAGCTAAAGGTGCGACCGAAGATGAACTAGCTAGAGCTGTTCGACATTCAATGGTTGTTATCGATGCTGCTAAACATAAGCTAGATTATAAACAAAGTGAGATTGATAATAATATCGCAGGTCTTAAAAAGAAATATCAGTATCGTGTGGATGAGAATGGTAAAGTATCTACTGGTGCATCTACCTTATTCTCTAGATCTAATGCTGATGTTCGTGTACCTAAGACTAAGGGTAGTCGTATTATTAATCCAGACACCGGGGAGGTATCTTATAAAATAGACCCCGATGCATATTATACAGACAAGAAAGGTAAGGAGAGGGTCCGTACTAAAATAAGTACCGCCATGATGGAAACCCCCGATGCTTACACTTTGGTCTCTAATTCAAACAATGTTAAAGAGAAAGCTTATGCAGACTATGCTAACAAGATGAAAGCCTTAGCTAATAGGGCCCGTAAAGAAATGTTAGCTACCCCTCGTCTTAAATACAGTAAACAGGCGGAGTCTACATACTCTAATGAGGTGGCCTCTCTTAATGCTAAGCTAGCCCTAGCTGAAAAGAATGCTCCTAAAGAGCGGCTTGCTCAAGCTATTGCTAACACTAATGTCCAAGCTAAGTTAGAGTTCGACAAAGACATCACTAAGTCAGAAGAGAAGAAGATTAGACAACAAGCGATTACTATTGCTCGTGCTCAAGTCGGAGCTCAACGACATCCGATTGACATCACTCCTCGTGAATGGGAAGCGATTCAAGCTGGTGCTATCTCTGATACGAAACTAACTAAGATGCTTAACAACTCAAACATTGACAAGATTCGTGAGTATGCAACACCAAGAACTAGCAAACAGCTATCTCCTGCTAAGGTTAGCAAGATGTCAGCAATGCGTTCGTCTGGTTACACAACAGATGAGATTGCTTCAGCTCTTGGAGTTTCAGCATCGACAGTCATCAAGTACATCAAACAGAATTAGAAAGGAGAACTTTGAATGGCTAAATGTGCAATCACAACAATCGATAATCCTTATGATCCATTTGAACAGTTCGCTGATTGGTTCGCGTTTGATGAAGAGAAAGGTTATCACACAAGTTCGTACTTAAATCGTATAGCAAGAACTTCTGATGCTTTGACTGATGAAGAGAATGAAGCTGAGATTGAACGAGCAATCGACGAAATT